GCATTGTCTTGAAAACCTGCGAAAACTTGCAGTAACCGACACAACGAGAGAACCTGAAGCAACATTCGAAAAACAATACTAATTTATGGAAGAACCACTCAACTCCCCCGTCATTCACTCCGCGCAACCGCCTGACTTTGGCAACTCGTTCATCGACGCATTCAAGGCGAACACTCTTGATGACGCCGCATCGGCTGATGAGTCGGCCAATTCTGCCTCTCAGGTAACTGAGGAGCCTAAGCAGAAGAAGTCATCGACGCCAAAGTCTGAGTCGAATACCAAGCTCAGCAGGTCTGAGATGGATATCGAGCAGATGTTCACTTCGAAGCAGAAGGCTCCAGATCCTGTGGACGACTCGGACATTCCCGAGACGATCAAGTCTACGAAGGCCGCCGATGCTTTCCGCAAGATCAAGGAAGAGAAGGCGCAGTTGTCGAAGCAGCTTGAGGAGTTCAAGGCTGGCAAGTCTTTGAGTTCAAACTCCGAGGCGCAGCTCAAGACCTTGCAAGAGGAGCGTGACGCACTTTCTGAGCGTGTTCGTTTGCTCGATATCGAGCGTCACCCTGAGTTCGTTAAGAAGTACGAAGGCAAGATTACCGGCGTGTTTGAGTCGATGAAGACTCTTGTCGGCACTGATGGCGATAGGCTCGTTGGCCTGCTCAAGTCGCCTGAGAACGACTACCGGAACTCGCAGATTGATGACATCGTTGAGAACCTTTCATCGGCCAAGAGGGCAAAGCTCGGTGCATTGATCGTCAAGTACGACGAAATCAACGGCGAGAAGTCTGCGGAGATGTCCGAAGCGAAGGCTGACTACGACTCGATCATCTCGAAGTACCAGCAGGACAACGAAACGAACACTCGCGCTGCATTGGAGTCGGCCAATAAGACTTGGACGAAGGTCAGCGAGAACGCCCGTGCGCTTGAAATCTTCGAGCCGCGTGAGAACGACGAGGAATGGAACAAGGAGCTGACTGGCCGACTTAGCCTCGCCCAGCAAATATTCAACGGCGAGAACAGCGAAGAAGACCTCGCCAAAGCCGCCCTGTGGGCCGCTGCCGCGCCGAAGTATCGTGAGCTTCTCTATTCTCAGGTAGAGGTAAACAAGCGTCTCAAAGCCGAACTGGCGAAGCTTCGTGGAAGCGAACCCGGCGTAAGCTCTAGGGCGACGAATCCCGGCTTCAAGTCGGCCAATACTAACTCTGCCAAGAGCGAGGACTTTGTCGCCAACGTGATGAAGTCGTTAGGACGCTGACATTCCGCGTAGAAACAATTATCCCCCGATGGTTTTCATTACCGCCGGGGGGTTTTCGTTTTAATCACTTACGATAAGGTCCGCTGCCGCCTCGATACGGTCCGCTGCCACTTGGAGCAGGCTTTGGACTTGGTTTAATCGGAGGCTTCGGAGGCGACTGTTTGTAAGGTCCGCTTCCACTTGGTCGTGAGAGTGGCGGGGAGCCTTTATATGGTGCGTTATTGCTCATTTGTCCTTTGGTAGTGCATACCAGCCTTCGTGGATGATGATGCGGTTATTACTACGCACCGATTTGCCGTTGGCGTCAATGACCCAAACCTTCGCCTTAACGCTCTGTGCGAGGCGCACAGGCTCACCGTGGGGGACGTAAATCACCCGGCTTGCGCAGCTCACGCTCATGCTCATCAATGCGAGCAAGAAGACCGCGCTTAAGATCGGGTTGTTTTTTCGCATCTTCGCTTGAGACATCCTGCTTCGTCAGCGCGTGAAGCCAGATAACCAGCTTCATCACCAAGTCGGCCAAGAAGTTCATTCAGCTTTCGGAGCGTCGGTCTTCGCTGCCTTCTTGTTGTTGTAAACAGACCAGCCAACGCCAGCAATGCTTACGACAGCGCCTACGAGTTCGGCGAGTTGATCAGCACTGGCCAACCCTTTGGCGACGAGAAAACCACCGGCAGCAGTCAAGATGTGGCGGAGAAGAGAGGCGAGATTGGAGTTCATTTTTCGTTTTTTAGTTTGCGATACAGTTCGAGTGCTTTGACTGCGCAAGTGAGAAGCGCGGCGAGTGCGCCAAGTCCCAACGATGCAGTCTTGAGATGAGGATCGGATAAAACCGCGTTCCCGAGAATGCCGATGATCGGACCACCGACACCTATTGAAATGTCTCTAAAGAAGGTGTGGTGGTCCGTCATGGTGCGTGTTTTTAGTTAGCGGCTGGAGCCTGAGCCTTGGCCGCGTCGAGAATCAAATCGTACAGAGGAAGTCCGGCTTTCACATTGTTGATGTTGCCAGCTTTCATCGCGATTTCGACGAGTTGCAGGAGGGTGTTCGCTTGTTCGATGGTCAGTTCAATTTTAATCATGCCGCCGGAGCATCGGATACGCTGGCGTCATTGGCAACCAAAACTGGCACAGCTTGCTCAACCAAAGGCGGAACGACTTCCACCGGAGGCGGCACCGGCGGTAAAGGCTGCGCCGCCCACGGCAGCGGCAGCGTCACCACGGGCGGGTTGATCTGATTCTCAATCTGGAGCGTGACGTTCGCTTCGATGGCGTTCTTGTCCACGCCGTTGGCGTAGCACCAGTCTAGCACCTGCGCTTCGGTCAACTGGTCGTAAGGCGTGAAACTATCAGTCGGCGGCTCGAATGAGGTCGAGCCGTAGCACGTTCCGAAGAACGATTCCTGCGAGCCGTTGCATCGCCAGTCGGCGGTGATTACGACATTCGTTTCAGAGCCTTCAACAGGCTTGGTGAGAAGGCGTTCGATGAGCCAGATGATGGTCATATTATTAGGCTTTCTTGAGAGCGTTGACTTCGGCGGTCAGTTCTTTGATTGCGGCAACCAACAGCGGGATGACATCGGTGTAGGACACAGCAAGTTCATTTGGATTTGTAGAATCAACAGCCTCAGGAAGGACGGCTTGAACATCCTGAGCAATCAGGAACGAACGACGAGTGCCTTCAGCTTCTGACTTGAACTTACCAATAACAGAGCGGAGTGAGCCAACCTTCGCCACAGCGTTGCTGATAGGCTCGATGATGTCTTTGAATCGCTCGTCTGAAATCGCCAGCCAAGATGTTCCACCGTTTGCGAGATAAACACCGTTTGTAGCTGAAACCATCCTGATGACGTAACCAGTCACCGTTTCGTAGAGCATTGATGTGCTTGCGGAAGCTAAGTAGGAATAACCTTTATCAACGCCGCCCATGCGGTACACATTACCAACGAATCCAGAACCAGACGATTTATCCATTACCATCGCGGTATCAATAACACCGGAAGTGCTAGTTGTCCCGAGCAGCAACTGGCCGTTAGTCGCCAGCGTCATGGCTTGGTTCATCGTTGCTGAAGCACCTGCTCCAGATGCATTTGCTACGCTTGACGTGAACCAGCGATGGCCGTTTGTGCCATCCTGCCAGTAGCCATGCGCGTAACCGTTTCCGATAAACAAATCGCTGCCGTTATAATAGAAATTAGTTGTAAGAGAGGTGCGGGTAATGGTATTGTTTGTCCAAAGCGCACTTCCAGCCCCAACTTGGAACGCTTTGAATCCAGCCGTCCACACACTCGGCGTAACTCCGATGCCGAGGTTTCCCGTGTCGGTCAACTGCATCCGAAACGTCGCGCTGGTAGAATCGTAAAACCCCAGAATCTTGTCATCGACCGCAGCGACATCGACTCCGATTCGCCACGTCTGGGTAGCGTTGCGGTTCGTCATCGCCAGAGCGTTGGGATTCGTTGCTGATTCCCTGAGCGTCAAACGAGTACCAGAGAAAGCAGTGTCACCGATTGCAAGTCCGGTGGAGTTGAGGGTCATCCGAGTGCCGCCTGCGCCGTCGCCAAAGGTGTAAACGCCAGCAGGAGTAAGATTGAAAATCTCCTGCGTGTTGGCTTGATTGCGAATCGAAAGAAAGCTGGAACCAGAATACAGGAAAAGCGTTGCAGCAGTCGGAGTGAACACCGGATTACCTCCAGAGGTGTTAATTACCGACGCAGGAAAACTTGTCGCTCCACCAATAGTCAGCGCGCCGGTGATGGTGGCGGTTCCCGGTACGACAATGTTATTGCCGCTTGGACCAGTCGCCGTGTACAGCTCCGTAAAGTTCAGATTGCAATAATCGAACGATGTTCGGAGCGGCGTTCCCGTTCCGTCGTTCGGCGATGCGCCAATATTGATGGTTTGCTTTGCCATATCGAATTAAATTATTGTTGTGTGTGCTGGGTTACAGAAATTCGGTCATGTCCGCCGTGATGATCGTGCTGTCCGCACTTATCACCGTGTTATCCGCAGTGATATCAGCCGTTCCACCAAGCGTTGCCGCCTCCCAAAGTAGGCCAATCTCCAGCAATATTCGCTCGCGTGGACTCTTGCAGGAAGCTCCCTGAGCCTCCGCAATCAATTCAGCCGCTTGGGTACAGGAGATGTTGGGCATATCAACGGTCAGATATAATGAACCACGCGACTCCGTCGGTCATAATTGCCAGGCTGTTCCACTGCGGAGTCAGTGTATGAGTCGCTGCGCCATCAATCGTCTCGCTCGCGTAGGCATCAACAATGACAGCGTTCGCACCGGCATTGATGCGCTTGAAAACGTAGATTCGACCCGGAACAAGGGCCGCAGGGGGCAATGTCATCGTAATCGCGCCAGCCGTGGCATCGGCGATAATCAGATAATCACCACTCACCACATTGCCGGTCGTTGTAACGCTCCGATAAGCGCCACGCGCCGCGCCGCCACCCTGAAGATACGTCGCAATGCGGTTCTCCAGCGCAAGCTTGGCCAACTCAACCTCCCACGGAGAGCGACATCCCAGCGACGCCGCCTCGTTAATCAGCGTTGCCGCCTCGTCGCATGTGATGTTTGCCATATCGTTTTAAAATGATCGGTTAGGCCATCGGACCACGTCCGCGTTGCATCACCTCGGCGATAAAACCGCCGCCGCCGGGAGTCGCACCTTCCTCTACCTCCATCTCCTCCTCCTCCTCACCACGCTCGGCCAGCTTCTTGCCCTTGGATTTCTTCTCGTATCCGGGAATAGCCACGCCATCAATCTCGATAAACTCGGCCTTACCGTTCTTGCCAAGGACAATCGTCGCCATCGTCTGGAACGCTTCACCTTCAGCGAGGTTTTCAGGAATCTCAACGCCTTCTGGGAGAGTAAAACTCGGCATACGGGGAGCATTACGCCATGTATTGGGATGTCAACGCCTATCCGGGTAGCAGGCAATAAAAAACCCGTCACCAACTTTTCGGGCCAGTGACGGGGTGCCTCGTTGTGAGGCGCTTTACAAGACATTCAACCAATTGACCCAACGGGGAAAAAGATGTCGCATCACTGATATCCTGCAACAGGAATTTTAGCGCCTTTGGAAATATTCTCGAACGCGGTTAGAGGCTGAAGATTCGTCCAGTGGCTCAATCCCATAATTTCCTCTGGCGAATTTCCGCTGGCCAATGGAATGCGATGATCGACATGCCAATACGGACCGTAGTTTTCCCATGTCATCCCATCTTTGAACTGCTTCTCCAAATGACCACGCAGAAAGTCAGGCGTACAACCGACAATCTCGAACGTGGCCGACCGTCGGGTTTTCTTGCTGCCAAGATACGCTCGAATTGATCCGCGAATGGCGTCACGAAGTCGAAGCATTGGATCGTTCCTGCGACGCTCACGGAGCTTGTCGATTATCTTTACCTTGTTTCCGTCGCGATACTTTTTGTCCCAGCTTCTGGCTCGCTCTCGATTGGCAGCACGGTATTCGTTTGATTTCTGCTTCAAATGTTCTGCGTTCTCCTTTCGGTACTGCTTGTTTGCATCAATCATCTTCTCCTGATTTTCCGCATAATATTCCTTGGCCTTAGCTTTGTAATACTCTGAATTTTTTTGATACTTTTCAGACTGTTTCACGCGAATCGCTTCAGCGTTTTCGGCCATGTACTTGGCCAACCTCTCCTTATCGATGACCGTCTTCTCGGCGAAACGCTCGGGCGTCAGCCACTGATACCGCTTGTTTCCGTCCTTGTCCTTCCAAGTGTAACCCCAGCAGACCATTCCATCCGATTCGCGTACGTCGCCACGTTTTGGTTCGTCCATGCGTTGTAAATATCGCACAAAATTGAACGATGGCAACAAAAAACCCGCAAGCCTTTCGACCTGCGGATTCTTGCGTTTTGCTGAGGAAATCAGCTACAAATGATCTGTGTGAGCGCGCCTGAACAACGTCGGAATATGATGGTCATTCCTTGGTTTGTGAAGACTGGCTCCGGGGCATGAATGAACTCAGCATAATGCTGACCCTTCTTGTCCAGAGGATCGGGGCAATCAGTGTTGAGCTTGTAGGCACCAGTCACCCACTGCCACTCGCCCATGTAGTTGGTCGGCATCCACGCCAAATCGCCAACGCGGTTCACAGGACGCACGATGTGCGACTTGAACACATACGGAGTCACGATGAACGCGGCCTCGTACGCGGCGGTCGTCCAGCTAGGATTGACGCTGAACACAGTACCCTTCGTACCGGAAGAGCTGGTGAACGGCTGAACCAGCGTGTACTTGCCGCCAGCATAGCTGTACCGGGGAGGGAACAAATTCGGCACATGCCGGAAGTTCTTGATAACCCGGTTCGCGCCAATGCGCTTGAGCAACTCCGCGCCAGCGCCAGCACCCATCTCAGCCTGACGAATATCCTCGCGGAACGCGGGGTTGTTCTGAGCGATACGCTGCGAAGCCTCTAGGCCGATGTACAACGGGAACACTGGGCCGTCGCTCGAATAGCTGATGAAGCCGGAGCTGTCAGGATTCGTCGCACCGTTACGAATGAGAGTGGCAGCGGCGACATCGAGCATCTCCTGAGTCAGCTCAGAGGTGGACTGATTGAGCGCCTGACCAGCAGATCCGGTCTGAATCCACGGCAACTCATTCACGCCGGACGGAATCGTCTCGACCTGAGTGAAGGACGAGTCGGCCACTGCCTTGATGGCATACTTGGCGAACATATTCTGATAGCGAGTCTCCCAAGAACGCTGCGCACGGATGGACAGCTTCTCCAAGTACACGCGCAAGAACGCCTCGACGCGATGATCAAAGGTCAGATCATCCTTACAGAGCAACGGACCTTTCAGCGCGAAACGCTCGGGACTCCAAGTAACGGCATTATAGCCGACCGGAACGTCATTGTAGGTGACATCGCAAGCGCCAGCGTTTTCGCCACTGGCGAGCGTGATGGCCGACCATTCCTCAGCCGCAGTCGGCTCGATGGAAGTGGTGGTGAACGAGGTCTGAGTCAAACCCGTACCCTGAGGATACTCGCCGCGCTCAATCATATTGAGCCACATCGAGCGGTACGAGGCGCGTTTATAGACGTCCTGCGCGAGCGACTCAGTCGCTACGGCGAAGGCATTAAAGACATTGGTACAAGCCATGTTATGAAAATTAAACCGACGTTATCTGCATTTGGTAGGCCATTCTATCCATCCATCAAACGACGGCGGACTAGCTTACCTTCTACTTTTGCGGAGCGTCATTGCCGCTTAGACAGTTTTGCGATGGCTGACCAAGCCTCCGCCTTGCTTAAGGTCGATGGGGCGGACTGAGACACACTGGTGGCTCGCGAGTCAATCAGAATAAGTCTTGCTCGGGAATATCGTCCGTCAGTTCACTCTGCTCCGCCATGTAGCTTTTGTATCCCTTGAGCATGCCGAGCTTGTGCGGCTGGATGATATGCTCCCTCGCGATGAAGCCTCGGAACGTATACGGACCGGGGAATTGTCCGGTCATCAGCGCGTAGTAATCCACGCCATCGGTCTTCGAGCCTTTGCGCGCATCGACCAGCAGCTTGCCAGTCTCATACTTGGTCGTCTTCACATCGACGCGATACCCCGGCGGGATAGGCGGAACAATCGCGTCGTAGAGCGGATGCGGAGGCATTCGATCCGTATCAATGTCAGGATAGACATTGAATAGCTTACAGAAAGCAATCTCTCCGCATACGCCCTCAAGGTCCACAGTCGCAGGGTCATCCGCGCTAATCTTCAAATTCGTAGTGTTGAAATGACGATTATTGCCGTTGCGATTCTTGGCTACGAAGTGGGCCAACTTCCTCTCAGCTTGATTAAGAGAAATAACTTGACCAATTTTAATTTTACTTAACATGGTCAAAAAGGCGGAAAATTTTTGAGGGGGGTATCGTAAACGAAGCCACCCCGCAAAGGGGGTGCCAGGTCCTCCCTCAACTTTCATGCCATTCTGCCAGAAAACAATCCTTTTTCCCCTAGGACATGAAATGTCCGCCTATAGTCTGATAATATGCATTATCAGACCGTGCCGGCAGCCGGCGCTCCGTGAACCTGAACCTCACTGAACCGATCTGGCATGGAGCCAAGCAAGTTGATGCTCACGGACGTGGATTCACCGCCTTCACTCCATCCGAAAACGAGCGCGCTTCGCTTGGCGACGGAGCCTAGTATCGTCTCGCGCACACTCTCATCTTTGATGCCGTCTAACGCATAGCTGTCTACCCTTTCAAGCGTGGAAGCGGCATCGGCGGCTAGTTTCGAACGGACTAAAGCCGATAGACTTTCTAGGGATTGAATTTCATTAGAAGAGATTGTGTCCCTCATCCCTCTTCGAAACTTCGTCCAATCATCCCTTGAAGCTTTGGATTGCAGAGTTGACTGAACTATTCCCGTTTCGTCTGAAATCGCCTTCCATGACTTGCCAGCCAAATAAAGAGCTTTCGCCTTTTCCCATGCCTTCCCTTTCATGCCAAGTACCTTGCAAGCCTGGGTAGCCTTCCGCAAGGCGAGTTTTCCCTCGTTTTCCCTTTCGCCAGTGGTTCCCCTCTCAAAAATTTTTCCCTCGTTTTCCCCAATGAATCCGCACCTTTCCACTCTCTCTCAAAACTTTTTCAAACTTTTTCTTTGACTCTCTCTCCTCTCTCCCCTAGTCTGAACCCGTGAATAAAACGCTGCGTCAAAAAACCCTGTCCGCCGTCGCCATGGCCGCTTTCTACGCCGTCCTAGGCTTCGCCTTCTATTGGTTTTTCTTCGCTTCTCAACTCTGAACCTCAACCCACTAAATAAAACTATGGCAACACTAAGCAAGCAAGGCACTGAAATCGAACGCATCAACGGACTGAAGTATTCCCTCAGCCTCCGCTCAAACGGAGTCATCCTTCGCAATCGAGGAGAAGGTTGGAAAGTGGTTCACCTAAAGGAAGGCGTTTCATCCGTCATCTATTGGGAGAAATTGAAAGCAACCCAAGCCAATGTCTCCTCAGAATTCGCAGCCTTCCGGCGTGCAGTTCAGGCTGAATTCAGCTTAGCCAATCGGGAGAAGTATTTACTCCTCGTTTCCATGTTGGGCGACGATACGGACGGCATTTGCTCGTCACTTCAGGATGAAGGCATCGATTGCGACTTGGACACTCTAGGTGAAATCGAATCACTCAGGAAGGCATGGCAAGCGAGCAAGCGACTTGAATCCGTTGAAGCTTGAATCCTGAACCACTGGCCGTTGGAAACTGCGGCCAGAATTCAGCGTTCAAACTAAATCAAATCAAATCCCATGACCAAATCCCAAGAAATCCAAATCATTCGCGAGGCAATCGAAAAGCTCGGTTCAGGTTCCTACTGCGGTCTTTGGCTGGCCGATCAATTGCCTTCCATCGAATCCGCCATCACAAGCGACTATCCGCCGGAAGCTTACGCGTTTTCCCTTCGCGAAGCCCATATTCACTGCGAAAAGCTTATCAGCATGGCAAAGGAGGAATCCGCAGCAATCGAAAAGCTCGCCAAAGTCGACGCTGACAGGATTCGTGAGTCCGCTTGCAAGTTCTCCGATTCCGTTCGCGGTGATTTAAAGCAAAGTATCGAATCCGCGCTTTACCGAATCGAAAAGTACTGATTCCCCGCGCCAGTCCATTCGAAAGAGTGGATTGCAGCGGTGAATTAGTCACCGAATCAAACTTAATCCAATCCATGAAAGAAACCTTTTCAGAATTCTGCGTTCGAATCGATAGAACTCCCCGTGTTCGGAACGAAGGAAAACCCCACGAATGCCTTGCCATCCTTCCGTTTCCCGATTCGGAACGGTGGTCCGCTTTTCACCTATCGGATTATTACGTTTCCGCCTCCGTTTCCGGCCCTTGCCTAGAGTTCCGTCCCATCCCCGCAGCAAAGTAAACCCCATCCCATCCCATCCCATCCCATGATCTTAATCTCCCGCACTTTTGACGTAGTCACGCCAGAATCCGCCGAAGATGGCGAATCCGCCGAATCCGGTTTCATCACCGAATCCGAATCCGTCACGTTCCGCGAACTGGTTTCCCTAATGAAGTCCCATCCGAATCCTTCATGTTATCCGGCGCGTGGTGAAGCTTACGAGTGGCTTTCTTCCTATCCTGAAACGGACTATCGCGACGCAAGCGAACGGACGGAGTCGCTTCACTTCGACAGGGAAAACTCCCCGCGCCTTACGAAATACTGGCGCAAGGCAATGATCTTCTCAGGCATCATCCGCCTTTGATTCCCCGCGCCAGCCTATCGGAAACGGTAGGTTGAGGCGGTCAATCAAACCCAGCGAATAAAATCCCATGCAATCCATTCAAACCAAATACCTCCCCGCAACCGAAAGCAACGGTTCACGCATTAAGGCAAAGTGCGCACGCGGTTCAATCACCATCCCTTTCCCGCATGAATTGACAGGCGACGAAACCCACCGCGCTGCGGTTCTCGCGCTAGTTCTCCGTTTTACAAACGAAGACTTTTACTCTCAGGGAATTCCCCGCGAAACCAATTTTTGGAATCGCGAGTTTGTCAGCGGTTCACTCGCTGACGGTTCAATGGCGCATGTTTTCGTAAGCTAAACCCATTCCCCGCGCACTTATGAAATATTACGTCATGCAAACCGCCCTCGCGAGCGGCTCCAAGCCTCAACTAGTCCAATGGGCGAAAACCCAAGCGGACGCGATAGCCTACGCACAAAGTCAACTGGACCTATGGCGCGAAACTGGCGTCATGAATCCTCCGCGATACGAAGTCCATTACTCCGGCCTGCGCGGCTCCGCCCTCTGGTCAAGTCTCGACTGACTGGCTTATCCTAAGCGCCTTATTCGAAAGAGTAGGGCGACAGGGTAGGCCAATCTATCCGCAACAATTCCGAATCATGAATCCAAAACTTATCTCCATCCTGTCACGCATCATTGCTCGCGACACTATCCTGTCGTCATTCAAACCGGACAACCTCCCGCAATCCGCGCTTGCCTATATCCGCCAGACTTACGTCATGTGTCGCAGCCTGTCGTGGGAAGAGCATGACCTCATCGAAACTCTCGCGCCTTTCGCGGATAACCTCAGCGAGTCCATTCGTCCCGGCGGCGGTATCGGCAACTCCGATTCAAGCGAGTATCATCTATTCGACGACGGCTCCCTATGGCTCAAAACAAACGCGTACAGCAGCATTTGGGCGGACGCTACCGATTACGCCGTAGAAATCCTGCTCCCGCGCATGGAACTGTCCCGCATGGACGCGCAATTGCTCCGCGCCATCGAGATGGAAGAGGTGGTTGATATGGTTCGCCAGGACTTTTTCGCCGGATTTGCCCGTGTTCTAAACCGCGAATGCAAAATCCCGCATTGCGACGCTGAGTCGCATTGGAATGCCTGGAGTCGCCAAGCTCCCGATTCGCTCACGGAGGAACTAGAACTAGGCGGCTCCCATTCTGGCCGCGCCGAAGGCATTCGTTTCGCGTCTGAATACTCCGTCAACGCCTGAACCCATGAATCAAAACGAAAGAATCGAATCGCTCATTGATTGGGCAAAAAGACGCTCTGAAAATAATCTCGAAGCTATTGAAACGCTAGAATTCCTCAGATCGACTGGACTAGGTACTCCCTCCGGCATGGATGAAATCAATATCGCAATCAAAATTCTTACGCGCCTGAACCAATGAAAACCCACACTCCCGGTCCGTGGCATTACGAAACTGGCGACGATGGCGCGGTCGTTTACACCGGATTCACAATCGCCAAAATCCCCATCGACGGTTCGGACTGGCAATCAAACGCTCACCTAATCGCCGCCGCTCCCGATCTTCTCGCCGCGCTGGAACGCCTCGCGCATCCAATGGCCGACGATGACGATCTAAACTACGCTCACGCCATGATCTGGAAGGCGAAAGGAGGCCAGCAATGAAAGTCCACTGGACGGTTTACTACGGCAAATTCCGCAAAAGCGAATACACGTTCCAAGGTCCGAACGGAAAACGCGACGCGCAACGACTAGCGAAACGATTTGGTGGACGGGTTGTGCGGGACAAAGTGAATTGAATCAGCTAAATCGGGGGTGCGCGCATCCGTTCAACGCGCAAACGAGAATAAAATCATGCATCCGTTACTCTTATCCGCGCTTATCCAGATCGAATCCCACGGCAACGACTTCGCTCGCGGCAAGCATGGCGAACTAGGCGCACTCCAGATTAAGCCCATCATGGTCCGCGATGTGAACCGCCTGATGGGAACGCATTACGCCCACGCCCAAGTCACGAACCGCGCCACCGCAACCTTCATCGCAAACGCATACCTTTCGCATTACGGACGCAATCTCAGCGACGAATCGCTCGCTCGGCTTTGGCAAGGTGGGCCAAAAGCTCTCAAGCGTTCGTCTTCCCGCGCTTATGGCCGTCGGGTCATACGCAAGCTCTCCTCTCTCGAAAAGCAGCAAACTATAGCAACTAAATGAAACTAACCATCCAGTCCAAAGCCAACGCCCAGACAATCGTTGACCTCTTCAACGCAATCCTTGTGGGCGAGGAGCAAGAATCCGGCGCAACACCGCTCAGTATCTATGATGAGGACAAGCATATCTGTAGCCTCGTCGCGAAGGACGGGCATCAGATCCTAGAACTCATCATCGAACGCGAGGATGGCGACAAGTTATGCCCTGCGACGAACGGCGAACCGGAGACGCTATGATAAAATTTTACGATTTGAGCATGGCCGAGATTAATCCACCGCTTTCGATCAACATACCGCTCGATAAGCTCATCGAAACGCTCGATGAAGTGTCGGACAAGACGGAATCGAACCTACTCGTCCACGCATCAACCCGTCTCGCGCACGTCAACGCCGCGCTCACATGCCTCGAAGACAGTCTTTTCTACGCTCGCATGTATCAGTCGCTCGACACGACCGGCGAAGGCGAGAAGCGACGACAGCAACTCATCGATGACTCGGAGACGATCATCAGCCTCATCCGCACCGGAGGGATGTATCCATGAGCCGCAACTTGTTCGCGAAACCGATCTACAAGGTTCAGATCAACGGCGCGATTGGTTGGAGCGACTTGAAGGAACGTGTCATCAGCTATCGCACGGTCGAATTCTCCTCGCGCAAGGATGCGGAACGTGCGGCGAAGGAACTAAATCCCGGCGAGTATGTGCAGGGGAGAATCCGCGTCGTGCCGGTCGAACTGTCGGAGGACTACGATGTGTATCCGGTGACGGAGCGAAAGAGCGAAAAGCCTAAAGCCACTTAGGCTTCATGAAGTTCTGAAACTCTTCGTTGCCAGGAAACTCAGACTTTGCTGACTGATAAGCCTCCTCGAAGAGTTTTGTGAACTCTTCTTTGAACTGCCAAGAAACTCGATCAACCGCTATTCCACGCTCTGCCTGTTTGCTTAAAACATAACCCCTGAGCTTTCCCTTAACCTCATCCAACTCCCATTGCTGCCATGTCTCCATATGCAAGAGCTTCGAATAACGCCTTCTCAATCTTTTGTTCGCGTATTCACATCTTTCGAAAAGTGAATCGAAAAAGAAATTTGAAAGAATCAAATTGCACTCGTGGCACGCTGGAGTGCGTGGGCCAAAGTTAGCTGAGGCCTCCTTTCGCTTTTGCAAAGTCAGCATTGAAAATGGAATGACATGCTCTTGATCGGTGGGAGAAGTTCCGCAGTAAAAACAGCTCGACCAGCTTCCAAACCTGAAGTCAGACGGCACCCAATTCTTGAGTTTTTCGATTTCACTCTGGCTGAAAAGTATGTCTTTGGCAGTTAGCTGCTTCATGTTCCAATTATGAGCCTTCAAAACCAAACCTGCAACCTTCAAAACCCAGATTTGGACGACCACGTTCAAACGCCGCGTAAAGCTCGCGGACGTAGCCGAACACACTTTCGCACCTCCGAACGCTCTAAGGGGCATTTCCGGCGCAGCGCGGGGCATTCTATAATTCGATCGAAACCCAATTTTGATCGTTTGAGCGGTGTTCGAGGGGGAATTCCGCCGCTGCTCGCGCCACCGCCGTTCAAGGCGGGGGGAAAAAGCGATGCAGCGAAAGCGGAATTTATCTCCCTATTTATAGGGAGTACTAGACTCCCTTTTAGGGGAGGTAGAAGGATCTATGCTAACTTCTCGGTAGCCAAAAGTGCTATGGCTAAAAGTTAGTTGACAATGTCGAAAGAAGGTTTCATTTTGATTGTACTATGAGTTATCTAGAGAATGGTTCCACGCACCGGAGTTTGTTCCGATTGATGTCGCCGATGCACCACGATGCCGATCCGAATCGCTCGCAGGTTCTGGCCTACGTCATGGAGAACATGGGGTGCGATATTGGCCGAGCGATGGCCGCGTTCAATAGCATGCGCAATCCGAAATCGCGGGTGCTGGTTTTCGATCATATCCATCGGATGTGGAAGGGATGCGACTGGCAGGCGAGCGATGAGGATGCGGCCAAGGGGATGGTCTTGAGCGAGCTACGCGCCTTGCAGCGTCGTGTGGTTGGAATGGATTCCGAGCTTAGAAAGACCGTCAAGGAACTCAAACGGGTAAGACAGGAATTGGCCGACTTGTACACCGGACCGCGTTC